TGGTACAGGCGGGTTTGAGGCACTTATTTAGTTTTATACAATTTTATATAATCGCTGTAATCCGCCTATAGTAAGGGTTTCAAGGTTTTTCAGTTTGCGTAACATTTTTCTCTCTCATCTTCCTCATTCTCAATTTAGCATTATTCTTTTCTTGTTCTTGATGAATTTCCTTTGCACATTCCTTGCAGTATTTATGAGTAAGATTGGATGGACGTATTCTTTTGCCACAAATATTACAAATAATCGTATGACCAATATTATTTCTTAAATTATCAACTATAATATCTCCAAAACATTCCCATAATGTTGTTTTGTAATTAGATTCTTTATGCTTGTATAAATATTCTACGAGCACATCTGTAACATAATCAATATCATCGTTAACTTTCAAAATCTCATATCTGATAAGTTTATACAAATATAAAATATTCCCAATCTTCCCATCATTGCCGTTTTTATTAATAATAAAATGTTTTTTCAAATCTAATTCAATATATTTGTCTATTATAGTTTTATCTAATTCAATACTCCTATTCTTTAAAAGCATCTTGTAATTAAATTTTCCAATATTAGTTGAAGAAAATTTAATATTTGGATTTGGTATTATTTTTTCCAATCTGTTCACAACACTATTGTTCTTTTTCTCAACTTTATCCTTTGTTTTGTCTTTAGCATAAATAAAGAAATGTGGTGTTTTTGACTTTGTGTATTTGGTTATTAATTCTTTTTTGTTTTTCGGTCTGTTTGGTTTATACAGTGTTTTTGCATAATCTATTGTAAAGTTATTTTCCATACACAATAATTTAATTGCTTCTATGGCATCAGAATTGACATTTTCACTGTTCCATATTTTTGTGACATCATTACTTTTCATTCCAATATTTCCACCTGTATAAGCAGTTTTTAAACCATTATATATACTTTCATTTGTTATTAATTCTGCTTCTGCTTTTTTCATCTTATAATATAAAGGAACTATACCTTTCATATATATTTCAACTAAATTATTGTCCGCAACGACAAGACTTTTATCCCCATCTACGTCAAATTGTAAAATTTTACTTATTAAATCATGGCAACTAGTATATAATCCATTTGTGATGAACCATTTGTTTTTTACTTCATCTATCACATTATTTCGTACAGCATGTTCCCTGAATAAATGTGGACTTCTCAAACAATCTAATTTATCTACCCCCTTATATATTTTACAATGTACTTCTCCATCTCTTAGTAAGCCTCTTGGTTTCTTTTCTCCTAAAAATAAATTCTCACAAAAAGCATATAAATCAGGAATAATAAATGTATATGAAGACATCAACTCAAGTTTCCCTGCTCTGGCCTCTTTAACCATACTCTTTTTAGTTTCTCTCAAAATTTGTTTGCTATATGTATCATTTAATAATTCAGGATAAATATCTAAAGCTTGTTGAAAATAGTTTTTCTTTAAATTAGATTTTTTTACTCCTAATACCTTAAGCATTGTTTTTCTATCCTTACCAATGTTACGTATATTATATATTGTTTTTACGCTTAAAGTTTTTAATTCCTCATCAGACATATCAATAAGAGTTTGTAACATTTGATAATTTATTTTTGCATCTGAAAACTCATCTTCCTCCTCATTACATTTTCCTGCTTGACAATTATATAAATTATAATAACGTATATAATCTTCCCAACTCTTATAATATTTCCACATCTTAAATTGACTTTTTGTAAAGATAATTTCTATCCCTTCTTTTATAATATCGTGTTCTTTATTATAAATATCTTTTATAATTCCATGATTTTTTTCTGGATTTAATTTGTTTGCTTCTTTTATAAAAATATCATAAGAAAATGGAGAAATTAACCCCTTAATCCACGGCAATCTGACCATCATGTTCTTCTTACTTACTTTTGGTAAACAAATTCCACAACCATCAGTGTGAGCAACTGGTACTGCTATTACATCTCTTACTATTGTATATGTTTTATCATTAATTATATCTACTAAACCGCTAATGTTGGTTTCAAAATCTTCAACAACTATTGATTTAGTAATATCAAAATCTTCCCAAGCATCTGTTGCACTATTGCTTAAAGCTAAGTATGCTAAATATTTATTAATATTTACTCCACCTAAATCGTTAATCTTATTAATATTTAATCCACACATAAGGGTATTCTGATATTTATTTAAAACTCTTTCTCTAACAAAAACTGTCTTTTTGGTTCGTATTTGTCCTGCACTAGCGGTCAGACAAACATATTTATCTTTTTTATACATGAATCCATCAAGTATGATATCTTCAATCACATCAAAGAAATATGTTTGAACAATTATAAAATCTGTTGATAAAGTATTTTCTGGTATTTGTATAGTTCTAGTTAGTACAGAATCAAATACTGATATTATATTTTTTTCATTAAAGGAATTAGTATTTAATTTTCTAATTCCTTTATGTTGACTAAAAATAGAATATATTCCTTCTTTATTGTATTTAATTGATCTATTTATATCAGCAATATATTCGTCTAATTCTTTTGCTTCAATATCATCGTCTTTAAATTTTATTTTTAATAAATTTAATTCATTTCTATACCTATACAATTCATTTAATTTATTATGTATTTTCATTTCTCTTTTATTATAAAAACAACTCGTATCAACACTATAAATATGTATTTGTTTATTTAAACTAATATTCTCCACTCTCCCTTATATTATATTATTTTTTGGTTATTGTATTAAGAAACTCACTCAATTGTTCACCTATGTAATTATAATACCAATCACGATCTTTAAATATTTTTCTACCATTGTAATATTCAAGTCTAAATAATGGTATATTATTATCTTTACAGTATTTATCCTTTGTTTTATCTCTTTCTCTTGCTTTTACTCTTCTTGGTTGTTTTGGATTACCTCTATGTTCTTCATCATCTATTTCTACTATCCCTAATAATTTATTATCATTATCTAATATTCCAAAGTCATATTTTAGATGTTCACCATTTTCTCCCATCAAATCGTCAAAAGTATATTGCACTCTAATATTATGATTAGGATAACTATCTATTAAATAATCATAAGGAACTTTTTCAGAATACACTAAGTTACATATCGGACACCAACGACCCTTCCTAAGATTTAAAGGCATTATATCCCAAATATAATTATGTTCATTGCATTTCACTGATAAATGTATTCCTGCACCTTCATATGTACCTAATAATGTTCCATTTTTACTATTTACTATGTCTTCCATTTCTTTTTGGAATTCTCCAGTTCTTCCATAGCAAGTTGGACACCATTGAGGTTTATTTAACAAACTATCAGCATTACTAAAGAAATTTGGATGTCCATCTATTTTGCAATCTACTTCATATAAATCTTTTGCTATAGTCCATTCTGTACTTATTAATTCACCTCCCATCGATCTACAATATTCCTGTAATCTTCTAAATTGATAACTTTTATCTTTTATTGCTACCTTTGCTTTTTCACTCTTTAACTCTATATCACATTTCTTACATGGTTGAAAGCAACTTGCTAATACATTTTTAGCGTTTAAGGTTTTATATGTATCGCCATGTTTTTCACAATGATAAACAAAATCTATTGGTTCTGTACCTCCCAGATATTCGCTTAATATTTCTACTTTATCACCACGTTTTGCAAACACTTTCTGTTTATATGTATCTGTTGACTGTAATTTTACTCCCAAGTATCATATCCTCCTATTTATTTTTATTATTATATTTATTTATTAATTTGTTAGTATATGGATAGATATGATAATTTTGTATCTATCCATATACTTAATTATTTCAATAAACCCTAATCCAACTGTCTCATTCTATAATCTCCATAATTCTTACCAGTCTTTAAACACATTAATGCTTCTGTAACAGATTCAAATATAGTTCTTATTCTTAACGATTCTCCTTTCTCTACAGCAAAAAACTTATATCCGTTATTTTTCAAAACTTCATTATACATTTGTAAAAATTCAGGTTCCTTATATCTCCAAGTAGTAATGCCATTTTTCTTATAATTATGAGGATTTACCATAATACCATCGAAATAATCACCTATTTTCTCTATATGAATAGTAACTCCATCCTCAAATTGACAAGCAAATGAATCAGTTTTATTTAAATGTCCTACCACATCTGAATAATTGTTTTTAATTTCAATAATATTTAATTTTGGTCTTTTATTATTGCTTTTATGTTTACTCATTATTAAACATCCTTCCTATTGTAAATATAGTTAAATTCCTCAATAGTTAATTTATCATCTTTACCTTTTCCAATTTCTATCTTATATTTCTCAATCTTTTCATCCATTTCTGCAACTCCTTTGTCAACTTCTGCACGATACTCTGGATCGTTCTCATAATCTAAATCCATATAATAATTATCATAAGAACTTAAATAGCAAACTTCAACATTTCCAACTAATTCAGATAGTTTGCGGAATGCTCTTTTCTCATCTAACTGAAGTGAACCAGTATTTATACGAACTAATTCTACACTCTTACCATCTTTATAATCACTAATTAATACGCCTCTATAGGATTTAGTATCGCCTTCATCATAATCAATTGATAAAAAATATCTCATTAATTAACACTCCTTCTTATAATAAAATTAAATTTATATTAACCAACTAACAATCCATAATCAAATCTTGAATCATATCATACAATTCATCCTTCTTAACTCCATAAATCACATCACTCTTCTGACTAACCATTCCTTGTGTCCACTCAAATACATTCCTACTCACAAACTTACCATCAATATAAAATGGCTTACTACCTTTATAATCAAATATTGCACCAATAGTTTCTTCACGCTCTTCATGTTCTGGTTTATGCTTATATTTATACTGATTAAACTTAACCTCTACCCATAGCTCACTTCTCATTTTATCCTTAAAACATCTCATACCCTCATCCATATATTCTTGATACTCAACCAATACTTCTGTTTGTCTTGATGCCAATGCTCCTAATTTCTCTTCAATAAATTCTTCTATTCTTTCTGTGAGATCAACTTCTAATTCATCTAAATCCAATTCTGTAATAATAAAATTCTTATCCATATTTATTTCCTTCTTTCATATAAATTTTTATTTTCTTTTGTCTAAATCACTTAACCATTTCTTTTTATAATTATAACTAGAATTTAAAGGAGCATAATTACCACTCCCACCATTAGTTCCATCAATATAACCAATTCCTATATCACATGATTTTGGGACACCTAACTCTATTACTTCTTCACCAACTACCTTAGTAATATTATTTATTTCCATTTTCTTTTCAATACCTAATTGAAATAATTCAGGATTAATATAATACTCACCTCTATTATCATAATTACTAAATTCTACTCCACCAATCATATTTTCATAGAAATCATAATAGAATATTCTCTCTGATACAGTATTTAACTCATAATCCTTAATATATTCATCATTTTTACTCATAAAATCTTGATATTCCTCTTTTGACACTTTAATATGATCAGGTTTAAGTTTTTCTACTATTTCTATTTGTGGAATAATCATTTTCATGTCTAATATTTCTTTAATTGCATATTTTTTAGTCAATTATATTTTTCTCCTTTTCAAATAAAACTCACCTTCTATTGTAATTGTTTATGTAATTTCCCTACACTCCACAACATCAATTCCATGATAATCCTTACAATCCAAACAATAAATTAAATCATCATCTTTTCCAATAAATATATCTTCAACTCTAATTAATTCTTCACCACAAATTCCACAATTCTCAGAAATATAATCTAAATCATTATTATTATCTACCTCCTTATGAGACAATACTTTTTGTGTCTTCATGTTTTGTCATTTCCTCCGTTGTATCTAAAAACTCTCCAATAGAATCTGTTAAATCAATCAACGTCAGTTCAACATTAGTATCTAACAACTCAAATAATGTTTTTTCTAATGAAAAATTTCCAACAAAATAAGATTCGACTTTTGTATTATAGTTCTCTCTACCAATAATTAATTTTCCAAAACCTTTATGCTCTTTGCCTGTAATGTATTCTACTAATTTTACTTCAATTAATTTATCAATCGTATTTTTAGAAGAAAAAATTGTGTCTAGAATTTTAGTTACTGATTTGGTTGAGTTGTCGATTAGTGATGTTATTATGTAGTTTGGTTTATTTGGTTTGTTGGAGATGAAGGGGATTTCTAATAAGGATATTGTGCCATTGAGTATTAATTTTTGCATTTGTAAAACCTCTTTCTATAATTTTATTTTTGCATTTTATATTATTTTGTAAATGTATGATTTTCATAATTTACCTACCATCAAGGCAAGGTAAATTAGTGTATTTTTATGATTTTGTCCAAAAGTACCTCAAACCCTACTGTCATAAGGGATACAGAGATTATCTTACCTTAATTATGTGCCTTAATATCGACTCTATTTGCCTCGCTAATTACTCATAGGTAAGATTGTGTCAAATAGATTCTTTAGACGCTTAGAAGGGTCGTTTTATGATTTTAGTATTATAAATATATTGTAAAATTATTTTATTTCTAGTTTTCAATAGATTCTTCTTTTAACTTTTGTTTCTCTTTTTCTTTCTTCTGTCGAAGTTTCAATTCTTTGAGTTGTTCATTTTTTCCTTTAATCTGAAAACGAAGGATTTTATGTACTTTATGTATATCACTTTCATTGAACCTTATAACTGCCTCAGTGCAAGTGTCATTACTAATATATTCCCATACTTTAATATTTTCTTCTTCACACTTTGACATAAAAGATTTGGAACTTGATCCAGTTGGAAAATATATTGAGAGAGTGGATGAATCGTGGCGATAAATTTCTGTGTTGTAGTGGCCTTTTAGGTAATTATCATCTTTGTTTTTTGATTTTGTATTGTCTGTGTTTAATGTATGATAGACGAAATATGTACCAATGTATTTAAGTATTTCTTCTCACCTCCTTTATATTAATATATTTTACTTATTGGATTTTTAGGCAAGGGGTAGGTTTGTGATTATTGTGATGATGAATGTGTAAAATGTACCCGCCCCTTGCCTATGTGATAATTATAGCATTTTGATGATTAGATGTCAAGTAATAATATTATTTTTATGTTTAGTAAATTTAATTATGTAATTCGTGTCCAATATCCTTGTATCTCATTAATAAATATCTTTTAATACTATCTGACAGTTCGATCATTCCAGAGCACCTAGAAATTGCCACGTAACAACAAAAAACTTCTTCTGATATATCTTTAACTAACTTCTTTTTGTCTCCATAATCCTCATCTTTTTTAAGATACTTATTCTTATAAGTAACCTCTAAATCTAAATGATCATTACTAATATAAACAGGCATACTCAGTGTTAATCCCTTGCTTTTATGAATTGTAGAAAATATAATATCTGCTTTATCCTTATCTGTAACAGTATTATTTTTAATTCCATCTACAATATCAATAATACGTGAACCATATTTATCTACCATTCTGATTAAAGAAAGTATTTCGATATCATTTGTGTCCTCTGCATATGTTTTCATTTTATAGTAGTCTTCAAACTTAGCAAATAGTTTATTCTTTGTAGGATGTCCTTGACTGTAAAAAAGACACTCCTTAAGTGATTGAAATGAGTAAGAAGAATATCCTCCAACAAAGAAAAGCTTTTTATTCTTATCTTCACTTAATGCTTCAGCAATTTCAGCAAATATGTAAGCATTTGTTCTACATAAACAAGCGTATGGTTTAGATTTATCTATTTTATCAACTATAGTTTGTTTGGAGTTAAATCCTTTCATTTTAATATTATCACCAATGAAGTCAGAGATAATTAGGTTTTCTATATGAGCAATGTTATTAGATACTCTAAATGATGTTGTGAGTTTATATTCTTTTGCATCAAATAATGGCATGATATTTACAGCCTTTCTCCATGAGTACAATTGCTGATAGCAGTCACCCACAATTATTAGTTTTGGTACATTTGAATTTTTAAGTATATCAAACATCATCATTGAAGAATCTTGACAATTATGTACTACTACTCCAGAAGCATTCTTATTAGATGTTTTCTGAGTGATAAAATTATGATTATCTGCTACTTCAATATCATATACATTATCATTAGATACTTTATGTATTGACTTGATATAATTTCCACCATGATTTAAATATATGTTATTATACTCACAAACATTATTAGTAATATTTATATTTGTCTTATATTGCATTGTTGGATGCATATATGGAGAAATTAATTTTAAAAATCTATTTGCCGATTCTTTATTTAATCTAAGATAATAATATTTACCTTTTGTTTTTGATATTAGAAATTCTATATCATATTTATTAAGAATAATATCTCTTAAATATGTTGTTTGTTCTAATGTTAATTGATTTGAATTTATAGAAATACCACCACTAGTATGATAAGTACCATCATCTTGATACCATATTGCTAATCCTAATGGTTCAATATCATTTAGTAATACCATAGGATCATTCTCAAGTAAAAATACCTTCGTAGAATTAGATTGATAGACAGATAATTTTTTAGTATATCCACTCTCTATCATTTTGTATGATAAATCAAATGCTTTAATTTTAGATTTAAAATATTCAAATTGCTTTTCTCCTTGTGTAAAACTTAATCTATAAGTGTTAAATTTACTTTGTTTAGCCAAACTTCCATCACCAAGAAATGAACCCATTATAATTTGTATTTGATCATCATTTGGTTTGTATTTAGTTTTCTGATTAAATGTATTATCTAGAATCATAGAATCTTTTCCAACAATTAAATCCTCTGCTTTAGTCCATCCTCTTTGCGTCAATATTTTATGATTAGGAGTGCAATGTAGTTTATTTAATCCTTCTGTATGTATCTCTAATAACTCTCTATTTTCACTCTTTATTGCTGATACAATAGGTTTATATTCAAATAAATCTTTATCAATATTATAACTTAAAGCATTTGGAAGTTTTTCGCCAGATTTATACAATTCATAAAGTTTCTTAATAGATTTATTACCTTGATCTGTCTTTACATATTGAGATGCTGGCAAACATTCATCTAACATAATAATATCATATTTATTTGATAAATCTGTCTTAGATAAATGGAACATCTTCAAATAATCATCGTGACTTATTTTCACAGAATTTTTATATTTCTTTTTAAGTTCCCATAATTTTTCACTTAATGCCAGTATTTTTCCTCTCATATCATCTTCTTTAAATATTTCTAAATCACTAAAAGTTTCTGCTGACGAAAGTGAATACTGTTTCATCATCTCGTTTATTTTTACTGCAAGTTCCATATCCTTATCCCAGTTAAGATTTAAGTCTTTAATAATATCTACTACACCATAATTAAATGTTAATTTGTCTCTATAGAATTTTCCGACTGTCTCATATCCGATGGAGTGTAAAGTTCGAATATTTACGTGCTTTTGTGATTGGAAGAGATTTTGGCTCTCTAATTGCATTGATTTGTTGTAAACTACGTAGAGAATTTTGCTAAAAGGATGTTCTTTTGCAAAATAATATAGAGTGCTTGATTTCGCAGATCCTGTTAAAGCTGATACCTTAACCCTATCCTCTGTACTAAAAATAATATCCTTCTGTTCTTGAGTTAACCAATACCCTTCTTCTGACATATAATCAGACATTTTTACTTCAACATTATCAAATTGTTTATTATAAAATTCTGTAGATAAAATATCTGTATCAGATTGTTGGAATATAGATTTATCTTCTTTTATTATAAGTTTCATTTTTGCTTCGCATTGTGATACATTAGGTTCAGTATCTTTAGCATGTGAGTAAAATTGCTTGACCGCACCAAAGTTCCTAGTTAATACTTCATGGCAAACAGGACAGGTGTAAATATTATTAGATGTTGACTCTATGATATCTACAAGTTTGTTATTTTGGTCATACGCTTTTTTCATTTATTTTTCATCCTCTTTTCTTTCATTCAATTCATTCTCAATCATTTGTAAAACATCTAAAGGTATTTGTTCTCTATTAAATCTTCTATTTCCTGTAATGATTTCTGCTCTTCTATTGTTAGATTACTTATATCCCAATAATCATTTTCTTCCTCGTCACCAAATAAATCTTCAAATATATCAGGTTCTTCATTATTATCTTCATTATATATTTTTGGTATAGGTAATGGTTTTTGCTTCTTGTTTTTAAGTCCTGTCCCTTTAATTTCTGTGACAGAGCGATTATTTACAATCTCAACCTTATTATCTTCACTTTCATCTTTTACAACCATTTTATATTCTAATTCCTTTTTCTTCCTTATTAATTCCTCCAATTCTTCTAATGTTAAATTATCTATATTGTTTATCTTTTGTTGAACACTTCTTCTTTCATTAGATTGAGTTTTATCAGTATATATTAATCCCTTACCACTAATTTCTGTTTCCAATTGTCTATTAAAGTTTGCTTCATCATCCCAATGACCTATATATGTAGTACAATAACGTTTGTCGGGAGTTAGATAACTATTGTTATATCTGATCAAATGCAAATCATCTTGTAATATCTTATTATATCTCTGTATTGTTCTAGAATCCGTTACTAGTTGTTTTAATTTTCCTTGAGTTAAATATCCGAATTGACTATCATTACCAGATACTCTTCTGCAAGCGATAAAATATCTAATAATATTAAACTTATTTAAATTTTTAGACGCTAATTCTTCAAATATGTAATTAATTTCTTCATCAAATATTTTGAAATAACCATTCTCAGGAGGAGGTATTAACTCAACATAAAATGTAGAATCCTTATCTTTAATTATAGAATTAATAGATAGTTTATTACCCTTATTATCATGATCTTTACAATACAGATTATACAATTTTAGTATATAACCTTTACTCATTAACTCTATTATTGTATCTTTGATTGTTGAAATCAATTTTCTATTGTTAGATACATTAATTCTCATGAGATCACATATTATTTGAATAGAGCATAATCCAAGGTTTTTATATTGTTGGTAATTTCTATACAATAATATCAATACGGTCATCTCTTCATTAGAAATACTCAAGTTATCATAAAAATCATTAGGTAATTTAACATAATATTCATCTGGTGTAATACTACTCATAATTTAATCAATCTCCTCAATCATATTTATTATTTTATTATTTTATTTTATACCATTATAGAATTCAGTCAAAGCATTAAACAATTCTTTTGTTTTTGTAAATTTGTAAGTTCTTATTGCATTATCTCTTTTTATAAATACAGGTTTTATTCCTTTGGTAGATAAGTAATCTACCTCTACACTCCATTGAGTTGCATATTCTTTATCAAATTTCATTTCAAAATCAACCACCTTTTCATAGTGCTATGTAATGTGTATACAATTTTGCGTTCAAATTTTAGAATGTACCCCCTATTTTGAGTACAAATTCTAAAGTTATGCTCACACACATTTGCGTTCAAATTCATAGTATTTTAGAAAGTAAACGCTTTTCTGTGTGAGCACTCTCTGCGTTTGTACGCAAAACTGTGTGAGCATATTTAGAAAGTAAACGCATTTTAGTAGCCACATCACACAGAATATAGAGTTATATAAGTATAAAGAGTAAAAGAAGAATATAGAGTAAAAGATTATAAAGAGTTCTATAGATTTGCTAACGCAAAATCAAATTGTTTCTTTAACTTATTTTATTATTTTTTAATTTTAGTGTATCAATAATTAATTGCCTTCCTTTCTCTGTTATTAAAATCACATAATTTATACTTCCATCTTTATATTTTTTCTTTCTACCATTCTCAAAGTATCCTTGATTTATGTATTCATCTTTAACATAATATGCACAATTATTTGATTTTGTAAATATACCTTTTAGAAATAGTTCTTCATATAATTTATCTTGTGGGAATTTCATTTTATATCCATCTAGTTTGAGTTTTGAATATGTATCTAAACAGTTTAGTATTCTATTGTTTAATTTTAATCTTAACTTTTCAGTTTTAGGATTAGGTGGATTTAAACCATTGTTTTGTACCAATCTCATCAAATATTTTGCATCAGCTATTTTACTTATGATTACTTTTTTACCACTAAGGACTTTATCTACAGTGTTTTCTATATTGTATCCATTGGTAATAGAATTATATTGATTTATGTATTTTCCTTCTACGTATATCAATTGCATAGTTGTTTTATATGGACTATCTAAACTTTGTATTTCTTCTAGTATTTCAAATCTAAAATTATCTTTTCCGTATGTATTCCATGCAGTTTGTAATTTATAGTTGCAATGAGAATTTTTGTTTAGTTCATCTATATGTTCATCCCAACGTCTTTCTATGTTATTACTTTCACCAATATAAGGTAGATTGTTTATTTTGTTTATAATTCCATATATTCCTTTTGTCATTTTAATCTTCTCTCCTCTATCAATTATTATTTTATTTTTATATTTTATTAGGAATATTTTATTTTTGTACTTATGTAAAACCAGTAGCAACAATATTAATTTGTTTCTGCAATATTATATGTAATATAATTAATATAATTATCAATATATTTCCTCCTTTCTGAATTTATTTCATATTTATCCCTCACTTAATAATTATACCATACAATAATATATAATACAAGTATTTATTTTTATATTTTATGAAATTAATTCACACTAATCAAATACTCAATATACTTTTCCATCTCACTCTTTACTGCTAATCTTGCTTGATCAATTCCATGTCTTAATTCTACATGAGATATTTCTATATTGATATTCTAAATCTATATGGTTCAGGAATTTGTGATTGGATTTCCCTCCATTTTGTTTTACCTTTATTGAATGAATATGTACAGAATATGTTGTTTAGGATGTAATCAAAATCTTTAGCAATGGAATAGACATTGGATATGTTTTTAAGTTGTGATTTATAGTTAGAGAATTGGTTAAGATTGTTTTGTTTAGATTTTTCATATGTTTTTGTTGCTCCTTTCTAGATACTGATTTTTTGTACAGATTTGTATCTGTGATAATTGTAACATAGATTTAATAATAATGCAAATATTTTATTTTAGTATTTGGGAAACTGCACAATTATATAAATTTTTACCAAAGGAATTATTTCTTAAATCCTTGAAAGTATTATTAGAGTAGTATTACAGAGATTTGTTCGGATGAAGTGTATTATATAGTATAGCACTTTGTCCGAGTGATATAGGTGTAATGATTGTGAGAGTAAGGATGTAGGGATTATTTAATTTTGATGTAATGGTAAATTTTTGGTATGGATTTGATTTTTTTAATATTTTAGATTTGGGAAAATATTTTTACTAAATTTTAAGGAGTCATATATGAGGTATAATTGATTCGAGCTATAATGTAATTATACGCCCCAGTATATAAGAAGAGATTATTATGATATGTTATAAATGCTGTTGTATAAGGATTTGTAGTAATTTTATGGAGGGTTTATGTAGATGGATATTTTGATTTTTATGGATGCATTTATTGTGATTATTGTTTTTGTAATTTGTTCGATTGGATTGAAATAGATTTTGGAAATTGTTCATTTTATTATTGGTAATTATTGTGGGATTATTAGATAGAATGGATAAATTTTATGATTTATTTGTAAAATTATTTGACTTTTGAGTTAATATGTGAATGAAATTTTAGGAATCATTAGGTTGGAAATTGTTGTGATGATTATGTTTTTGCGATGAATGTACGAAGGGGATTTTGGGTTGGATTTTGGATTGATTTTTAGAAATTTTTAAAATGTTTGATTTTAGTATTGACAAATTTATGGAAGTATGATTTATAATTTTATAAAATTTATTTTAAATTACTATTGACATTTTATAAAATTTGTGATTGAGTCGTGTTCGATAGTGGCATTAGTCTAAGCCTAGATGTACTGTGTCGAATCCTGTCGAATGGAAATAACTGGAATTTGTAAAAGTACGCCCACCACTAGGGTTACAGGGTTTATCTAAAAGTAATTGTTATAATTAATCAGTCTCGTCTATCAGTTTTGCTTATGACAAACTGAAAATAGCATGGGCCGAATACCTGCTGAACTCTGAAAGGCGCATGAATAAAGGATTTGTTGAATAATATGAATGTGACACAATGGGAATGTGTCACATTATAATATACTAATATACAATTAATTACATAAATGGTAATTGATTTAAGGAGTTATAAATTGGATTGACTTATATTATGTCTCGTAATTAGTTTGGAGAACTTAGAAGGGCTGTTTTGTGGATGGAAATTGAAAAGGAATGATAAATGGATAGAAGGGAATAGAAGACAGATAAATGTCCTGGCGTTGCATCGGCTGCAGTCGGAAATGATTTGTCGAATTGATTTGATCTGGATAAAATGGAATGATTATAATAAATGGAGAGAATGGAGCAAGTTATTGGGCCTTGATGCTGCTGTGCGCTATAACGTCCAAATTGTCGGATCTTATAACATAGGCGAAATCGTTGAAC